TCCTTTTCAAGTTGACGGCGCTTAGGTCCATCGAATGCTTGAATAACATCTTTAAAGTTCTGCAAAGCCATGTACTTTTCTGCAGTCTCTTGCCGACCTTCAACATAGATCCTTGCAAGAAACTTTTTCTTAAAAAGTAAATGAAGGTCATCCTTTGAATTACCGGTCTTTTGCCTGATCTGTTCAAGCCAAGCCCAGTAAAGCCGATTTTGTGCGGCGCTCCTGTCGTCTTCCTTCTGGTTGATTCTAACGACTAAAGGTTTACCTTCTGCGGCTGCTTTGGAGTGGTTATTGTTCAGATAGTTAATTACCTGAACAATTCCTGAATAACTATTGATTGGGAATGTTGCTGGTTCCATATTCCCACCTATACCTTAACCCACCGCTTTTAATGGGTTTGTTTGGGTTATTTATAATTCAAAATAATTCTTTATCAGACTCAAGCATTGCGTTGGTTCGCTTAAGCCACTTATTAAATAAGTCTTCGCTTTCCTGCCTGTTGCCTAGTTGGTAGGTATCAAACAAATGATGACAGGAGAAACACAAAGAAACAGTTTTAGAGTCGCAAGCCTTAATGGATCTGCCCTTACCGTCTTTACTAGAATTAGAATGCGCGGCTTGGCTTGGTGCTGGTGCACCACATCTCATGCATGGCAGCTTGCGTACTTCGGCTAATCGTTTGGCATCACGCATTCAACATGGACCGTAAATTATTAATCTTGTTTTTCAGTCGAATGATGATTCGATCTATAACAAGCATTTCTTCACGGCTTAACCCGGTGCGAGACAAGTTCTGGTAGCGGCTTAATTCATCCGAATATTTGTTTAAATTTTTCTTAGCTTCGCTTGTATCCATGTTCGCCACCCAATGCCTGTTTTAATTCTGACAATTTGTAGTGTGAATGTGGATTGTGAACACCGACAATACACTTATCTGTGTAAAACCCATGTACCTTAAAATGCTCATTCCATTCATCCACAAAATAAACAGCTTCTTGGTGTGCACTCTCAAGAATCTTTTTTATTCCCTTAGCACCAAGCTTCTCTAAAAGTTTTTTAGCTTTCATATATCCCTCGAAAAAATAAAAGCCCCGCCAATAACTAGTATTCAGCGGGGCCATATATGCCGTAATCCGTTCGGCAAAATTGAGAGGCGCCCCAACATGGCACCTCTCGCGAGATAAGATTTTTATCTTTCCAGAAACGCAAAAAGCCCATCAACTCAATGACAGGCTTTAATCTAGTTTCGCCTTCTTGCCTATGTTGCAAGGGTTACTTACTAATTTAGTTGCACCTTATTTACACTTCGCACAACTTTAACACAAAAATACCACTAGCCCTGATCAGGGTCAAGTGCTCAAGCAAAATTATTTGCATATTTCTCAATAATTTTTTGCTCATGTGGTTTCGTAAATAACACAGCGAATTGAACTAGGTTTTCAGGGGTAAATAAGCGATTGGCTCTTTTAATGAAATCCTCCAACTCCCTCAAATTTTGGTCATGCTGTCTAAGCTTTTTTGCTAATGCCTTAATAGCTACCCCGTCCATCTGGTTAGGATTTTTGATTTCCCTGTACAGCCGATCAAAGTAGTCCTTTAACTTTTCAGCATTATGCCAATTGGCGATAACATCATATTCAGCAATATTTGCGACTAAAACCCGCTTGATGTCTGAGATGTTTTTTCTACCACTTAGGATTTCAGCATTGATTTCTTCTTCTGTTTTGAAGTCATCAATAAAAATAGATCCGTTGCTTGTTACCTCTTGTCCAATTCTCCTTCGCATCCAGTAATCAAATGCATCTTCTTTAAAGCTCTTTACTGCCATCTTTATTTGCAAGAATGTCATTTTGCCCGACTGGTTCAAAATTCTTTCTAGACTTTCCTTTAACTGTGGCAGCTTTTCATACATTGCCTTAATTTGCAGATATTGATTCGCATTGTCTCTAAGATGCTTGAATTGTTTAGCTTTTTCATCAAAACTCACACCAAAGTGTTTTTTCCCGCACTTATGTCCAATGATAATTTCATTGCCATCATGAAGCGCTGCGATATAACCTTTTTGATGTTTCTTTCCACAACTAGAAATCCCACAACTAACAAAATCCCTTAGCACATAAAAACCAACTAAATCAGAGATAGTGTTTTGAACATCCTCACCCCTAGCAATCGTCACTTTTTCAACAAAATTAGGTCTAGATGTGATTTCTTCAAAATTTGTTATTAAATTAAAATGTTGCGGATTTTCTATCATTCTTGCTCACCGTTGTTTAATCTTCATACAATTATCTGAATTACCAATAAATATCAATAGTTAGATCATACTGAGCCATTTTTATATCTAATAAACTGGTAGCGATTGTGCAAAGCTGCTAAGCCACAACGAACATCGTATTTTGCATCCATGGCTGTTCGCTCTGGAGTTACTAACTGAGTCCATGATTTTTGATTGAAATAACGCTCTATAATTGCGTCCATCCAATCAAGCATAGCCTCAGAAGTGCAGCCGTCTAAAATATCAATGATCAAGCGCTGAACGGCCCTAGCTTCATCGTCTGTAATTAGACAGACATTAGGTTTTTTAGATGGCTTCTCGATAAAATTTTCATCACAGAGATAATAAGCAACGATCTTTTCCCTATCCCCTTTCTTAAGTCTAAGTTTTGCTTTTTTAATCGCTCCTACTAATGGATTTTCAGTAGATCCACCAAAGCGAATCACTGCCCCTTGCCAATAACCAAATTGGCGCAACCATTCAGGCAAATCATATTTAGACCAGTCTACACCTTGCATGATATGCAACTTTACATTTTCTTTTATCACGCTTTACGCTCCCACTTTTCGAACCGATAAAAAATTAGATACAACGCCAACAAAAATAAAATTCCGTGAGAAAACGCCAGATATTTACCTCCACCCAATACGATTAGGGTCAAAACACATAAAAAGAAAAAAGTGATATCCATGAAAGCCAAAGAAAAACGAAATTTAGCTCGGTTACCTGAAAACTGGTGAAGCTTTGCAGCTAATGCAGCCATAACCAAACCCAGAAAAGTTGAAATACAGATAACGGTCATAATGATTAGGAACGTTTTCATATATGGTCCCCTAACATTTGAGATTGGTAATATTCAGGGCTTAAGTCGGTAAAGGTTGCTCTTGCTAAATCTGTTGCTAATCGAACTGTACCAATTGAGCCATTACGAGCCTTACCAATGATGATTTCCGCTGTACCAGCATCTTTTGAACCGGGGTTGTATACTTCATCGCGGTAAATAAACATGATGATGTCTGCGTCTTGCTCAATATCCCCCGAGTCCTTTAAATCTGCATTAATAGGGCGCTTATCCTTGCGGTTTTCCAAGCTTCGGTTGAGCTGTGCTAAAGCAAAAACTGGACAGTCGAAATCACCTGCAATCCTTTTTAGCTCTCCTGAAATCTCCCCTAGCTCTTTGTCAGATCGACCAAAGTTATTTTTATTAAGTGGTATGACTCTTTGAATGTAATCAACAAAAATGGCACCAACTTTTCCATATTTAGCTTGTAACTTTCTTGCTGACCTTCTGATTGTTGAAGTGGTAGACCTATTGTTGGTATCAAGCATGAAAGGTGCTTTTTCAATAGTATTGGCCGCTGTGTTGATCATCAAAAGATCATCACTGTTTGGGGTAATATTTCCAGTTAGGACTTTTTTTAATTCAACCCCGCCGATACCACTAATCATTCTTTGCATAATTTGCTTCCCCTTCATTTCGATAGAAACAAATAGGACAGGCAAACCTTGATTAATAAACATATCGGCAGCCAAGTTCTGAGCAAACGTTGTCTTACCCATTGAAGGGCGTGCACCAATGATAACCAAATCCCCTTTCCCAACTTCCCCTAACTTATGATCAAGGGCGGTAAAACCTGTTCTAATTCCACCATCAAATGGAACTTGGCTATGAAGTGCCTCGTGTCGTGCCAAGAACTCGCCTATAGCTTCTTTTGTGAATTCATGAGCATGTTTTAAGTAGTCATCACTAGCACTATGGCTCATGTTTTGTAACAGTGACTGTGCCTTGTTGATGGCAGAATCAGAACTATGCCCAACCATATCAATTGACAGCGTAGTAATGGCCTTTCCTATTTCATTTAGCTTTCTACGTGCAGATAAGTCTTTAAGTGTTTTAACGTGCGTTCCTAAGATTGATACTTGAGGAACACGGCTCATCAAATTGACTATGAATGATTCATCAATCACTCTTGATTCATTAGCATTGGCGCGGATTTGTTGCCAAATAGTAATCTCGTCAAAAGCTTCACCAATTAAGTATTGAGCACGAATGTGTTTAAAAATGACTTGGTGTTGTGATGCATAAAAATCTTCTGCTTCAAGCTGCTCAATAAAATCATCCATACCTTGATTGAATGACATGAATGCAGAAAGAACATATTGCTCTACTGGGATTGAATATAGCTCGATCATGCATTAACCCCTTTGAACTGTCTTCTTACCCCTTTGAATTGAGTAGGTTGTTGCTCAATAATCGGACCATTGTTTACTTGTGTTGCTGGTTGAGCTTGGATCTTTGAAATCCAATAATCATTTTCCCAATGCTTTTTGTTTAACCATGAAGTAGGCGATGGAATAAACTCACCATCTTGTTTTGTCCATTGGTCATCCACTTTCTGAAGCTCAAGAATTGAGATTAGTTTTTCAAGGTCAAAACTCTTTTCGTATTTCTCAAAAGTTTTAGCAGTTCCAGACTTATCTGATTTTCGTTTACATGATGGATATGTAGACCAGAACTTCTCAAAATTTTCTGAGAATTTTTTAGAGTCTTTTTTGCTACCCGAATCTATTCTTTTGATAGTTTCTTTTGATAGTTTCTTTTGTGTGTTAAATTTTTTAACTAGTAGCAGTAAAGATTTTTTACTAGTTTGGTTAAATTTTTTAACTAGTAAAGATTTTTTACTTGGGAAATTTAGTAGTATTCCATCAATTGAAAAACTCAAATTTAATTCATATTCATTGCCAAATTTTGTGCATCCAGTTTTGCGAACTAAACGCAATTTCACCAACTCTTCAATTGCTTTCACAACCGTTGGACGGCTTTTGCCAGTAATTTTTTCAAACTGACTAATTGAAATAGCATCACGTGATTGATCCCATCCTTTAGTTTTGCGGATAAGAACCACATACAATTTGAAAGCAGAATCGCTTAGCTGAGATGCAAGCTCATCAACAACAACATTAGGCACCTGTGTATAATTCGGTGCAATTATATTACTCATGAACTCCCCCTTTTGAATTCTGCATAGGCTTCATTGATTTCTTCGATGTAAAATTCATCAGTAGATTCGTCATAAAGCTTTCTAAGATCGCCGTATTCACGCGTGTATTTAGCACCCTCATAAAACCCATCCTCATACTGTTTGATGAATTGCAGAGCTGTCTGATTCATAGAAAATGCGCTCCTGTGGGTAGGCGATAAATACGCACACTGGGGATATTGCACAGATTGAATTTTGTGCTAAGATTTGTTTATTCATTTTGGTTTGCTCCAAATACGATATTCAAACCGCTATCTGTTACAGCAGATGGCGGTTTTTATTTCTTTGGTGTTGGAATAAAATCGACTAAGAGTAATTCAGGGTGTTTAAGTCTTTCCTTAGCGGGAATGCCTCTAATTTTCCAGTTTTGAACACGCTGAACGTTGTAGCCCAAGGTTTGAGCCAGTGCAGTAGCACCTCCGTGCTTGTCGATAAGCTCAGCATCTTTTTGGACACTACTCATTAGCACCTCGAAATAAATCATTTTGATTGATTCAGTATACACAAACAAAAAAATCATTCAATCATTTTGATTTACACAAAATGTGTTATTATTTGCAGCAATTAATTCTAAGCCTTGCCGAGAGAGTCATGGAAAAGAAGCAAATTCACCCAACAATGGAACGCGTCTACCAAGTCACAAAAATCACTGGGGCCGATTTGGCTTACGCCTTAGATGAGACTCCTCAAATTGTTTACAATTGGGAGCGCCGAGGTATTTCAAAAACTGGTGCTTTCAAAGTATCCAATAAATTTAATATTGATGTCGGCTGGATTCTTACTGGAAAGGGTTCACCATCCATTGATAGTATTAGAAATAAAAAAATCACCACAGATACTAAACGAGGTGGTTGGATTCCTGTGAAGTCATACTCGAAGATGGGAATGGATGGTTATTACACTGAAATGGGATATTTAGGTAATGGCGGAGACGGCTATGTACCCTCTCTTACGGCAGGGCCAAATGCTTACGCTGTAAGAGGTACAGGTGATTCAATGTATCCTGCTATTCGTAATGGTTGGTATGTGGTTTGTGATCCAGATGCAGAGCCAACACCTACAGAATTTGTAGAGGTTCAACTGAAAGATGGTAGACGAACCATTAAAGAATTTATTGGAATCGTTAATAATGTACTTCATCTTTTAGCTGTAAATGGCGAGGCAAGGATGACTATTGATATGGAGGATGTGTCTGCAATTGTTGCGGTATCTGATATCATCCCGCCAAGTAAGCATGTGCATGAGTATCCAGTTCAACCCATGCAGAATATATATTTAGATTAAGAAAAATAAAATAAAAAAGCCCGCTATTCAAAAAAGCGGGCTTTTTTATTAACTAAAAATAATTAATCAAAATGATTTAAAATTATCTTGACTAGTTTAAACAAAATGATTTATCTTAAATTACACAAAATGATTGATTCATTTTATAAACACAAAACCAAGAGTCAATGCTCTGGTATTTTAAGATAAATTTTTGTCCTGAAAATTTTGGTCGAGGATCGGGACAAGTAACTTTTTGGTGGTCACATTATGAACCAAATCACAGATATTAGTCAACAAGTCGGCGCTAATTCGCATCTCCGTTCTACTAATAAAAACAAGCCTGCTGAAAAACTACTTTCTCAGCTTGATGCATGGATGGCAGATGAAAGCTCATGCCATTACCTTTCAATTCAAATTACTGGTAAAGAAATTTACCCATTTGGAATTATTAACCGTCCGTTCTTTCATCTTGATCAAGCAGAAAGAAAGCTAGAAAGCTTAAAAAGCTCAAATCCAGAAGTGGATTACTACATTACTGCAGGCGCTTTTGCCACCTCTGCTTTAAATTTTGAAGACGAAGAGGCGCCAATGTGGGAGCGAGTTTGGCTCAATTTTCATGAGTACCGACTAATAAATCTTCAAGTTCAGAAAATGTCTCATGAAGAGTTGGTAAAACTTGTACCAAATTATGATGAAACATTGCTTTGGCAAGAAACTCAAAACACTGAAAGTGCTTGTCACTATTACATGGCTACAGCATTAGATGAGTCTGACCAAGGCATCTCTATGTCATCAGGGTGGTTTATTGATTTGTTAGATGCCATTAGTGCAAAACAGTATTTTTCCAAAACATGTCCTGGTCGCAAAGTTGAGATTCGCTCAGGCGTTGTGTCCACTGAAGATTTAATGGCTTTAGATGGCCGTACTAGTGATTGCTATCAAGCTCTAATCGATGCTCACAAAGAGCGCTTAGCTTCACTTAAAAATAAAGGGGAATAATCATGCGTACTAGTTCACAACTTTTTCCAGAAAACAAAAGCGTGACTGTGGATGATCTTGTTACAGCACGTAGCGAAGCGAAAAATGATATGGGCGATATAAACGCCCTACTCTCTGCAATTGAGCTAAGTCTTGTTGAAAAACTTAAGGACCATAACTTAAGTAAGTTTGCTTTTGATAAAACTTTTCGCTTGATTGATATTGCCAAAACACACGCAGATCTGTCTCAGGATTATCACAACGGTGAGCTTGCTCAATTAACTGGTGGTCAATACCAACTTGATGAGCTGAAAAATAATATTACACACCTAGAGGTTGTCCCAGAGACGCAAGTAATCAACACAAATCATTTAGCTCCAGCGAATGCAGCCATCTCTAAAACACTTACAGAAGGTTTTAAAAATGACGGACGGCGTTAATTACGCCGACCTCTCTAGGGAGGTTCTTTTTAAGGCGTTTTTATTGTGGCTTACAAAGATTGGGTATCGCGGAATTGTTAGACCATGTGGGCGTATGGAGTTTTATTGCGCCACAGTCAGCAAACTTTTTCCTAGAAACGTACACATCATGTATGACGGAAAAATGAATAAAGCAGCCACCCAACTTTATAAAGAATTTGAAAATCATTTAAAGGCGTGATCATGAGTAATGTAATTCGCTTTAGACGAAACGGGCTTGCACACAAGATCAGCCCGCAAGATGTGAAACAAAGATTAATCAATCCAAGTAAGGATGTTGAACTAAAGAAAGCAGATCAAATACTTGGAATTGATTTTGAAAGCTTGCCATATGATGAGCTTTTAAAGTTGGCTAGAGCTGGAGCTATAGACCTTATAGAAACAGATGCTCGCTATAAGAAAACCAATAATGCAACTAAACAGATTCTTCACTTGCTAGGTAGATTCTTGGATCGCCGATCTAAAGAGGAATGGAAGAAGTATAACGACTCCATGACACTAGATTCAGAAGCAGCAGCAAAGGCGCGTGCATTTGAAGAAGCTAAAGACGTATTGCCAGAAATTGCTGGAACCACATTCGCAACCGTATTTGCAAAATAGGAATTAGACATGAAAAAGAATATTACTCGTGAAAATGTAAACTCATTTGAAAGCAATGTTGAGGATGTGGTTGCCTATCTGACAGATCTATTAACTACTGGTGAAGAGCCAACTGTTTTTGAAACTTTTGCAATGGGATGGCTTGGCACTATCAGCCCACGCTTTGAAAAGTTATTTAATGAGGCAAAAATTACTCACACAAAACGCCCAACATTCCCTGCTGAATTCTCGGCAGAAATGGAAAAGTATGAGGCACTCGTTAAAACCACAGGTGAGGACTCAGAAGAGGCCAGAAATCAATTTATGAAAGCAATGCTCTTAGCTCCTGACTGGTTTAACGACATGGCAAGAGATATAGCAAATGAAATGGGGTTAATACCTAAAGAGGCGTTTTGTCTAGAAGACGGGATAAAGGTATTTACGCCTGAGCAGGTAGCAGAGCATTTAGGTGTGCCAGTTGATGAGGTTATCAATCAAATTGAAAAATTGAGAGCCATTCAAACTGATCTAGATAAGATTGTAGCTGAGAGTTTTGCAGTTGTTCCGGCTGATCTTTATAAGATTCATTGAGGTGTAGCACGACTAAACATGGAAATAATTTTGAGCGTGCAGCTTTTGACGATTGGCACTTTAAAGACTGGAACGACAACTGTGGAAATGAGCTAGATGATGTGGAAGCAAGACACTTATATAACCGTGTCTATAGCAGTCCAGCAAATAGTAGAGAACGTGAACGTAGTTTTATTGCTTGGCAAGCAGCTACAGAACGGGCAAACAAGAAGCTTGAAGGCTGCATATTGGTACCAAGAACTAGAAAAGTTGTAGTGACAATTGAAAAAATAGTTCAACAGCAATGTGATGCCAGTGGAGTTCAAGAGCCACTTCACAGATTGGATGGGTGGAGAATTTTGGAGGAAATTGCAGAAAAGGTTGAGGAGATTAAGTAATGAACAATGTATCTGTTTTTAACTTCAATCAAAAAGAAGTTCGCACCATTGTAAAAGAGGATGGTGAAATTTGGTTTGTTCTTTCTGATGTTTGTAATGTTTTAGAGATTGGTAATGTTAGCATGGCTGCCAGTAGATTGGATGCTGAAGAAATTACCCTCAGTACTATTGAGGGTAGCCATAGGCCTACTAATTTAGTCAATGAATCTGGTCTTTATTCTTTAGTTCTAACAAGTCGTAAACCTGAAGCTAAGCAATTTAAGAAATGGGTTACTTCTGATGTATTACCAAGTATTCGTAAAAATGGTGGTTATATTGTTGGGCAAGAAGTTGATTCACCAGAAATATTGATAGCTAAAGCACTTCAAGTTGCAAACAATATTTTAGAGTCAAAAACAAAAGAGTTAGAGGCAGCAAAGTCAAAGGTTGAGCTATTAGAGCCGAAAGCGCAAGCACTTGAAACTATAGCTAATACTGATGGCACATACACTATACGCGAATGTGCAAAAACTATTAATATCGGTGAACGCAAACTAATAAGTCTATTAATTGATAAAAAATGGATTTATCGAGAAGAGCATGGACGTTTACAACCGTACTCAACAAAACGAGAGGCAGGAATATTTATCAATCGCCCATCACCAGTAATCATAAATAAAAATACTGGTGAGGAGAAAGTTCATTTACATATGCGAATCACAGCTTATGGGTTAACAAAAATTACTGAGTTGGTGAATAGCTGTAAACATAACGGAGGGTTTGCAGCATGACAGAGGTTAAATTTGTTTCTATGCCTGCCTCTGAGTTGGAGCAGTTAATAGAAAAGGTGTGTGAAAAGGCTGTATCAAAAGTTTTAGCAGCCCAAGGCGATGAGCTGCTTAACATTACGCAATTATGTGAACGTATACCAGGCTTATCCTACCATTCATTTAAGAAGTTAGCCAAAGAGCATAGATTCAAAGATATTAAAGGCCGTTATTCGCTTACGGCTGTGAAAGCCGCGCTGCAATCTCACTAGATGTGGGATTGTAGTAAATCATCGCACGCCGCGGATTACTCCACCCAAACATTTTACACAGATCAAGCAGCGGGATTTTTAAAGCAATTTTAGTTGCTGCAGTATGGCGACTATCATGGAAAGTAAAACCTTCTAAACCCGCTTCTAATTTAGCATCACGAAATTCATCGGTTGCATCATCGCTAGTTATGCTAAATACATACCCTTGCTTTTTTGGGCCGATGGATTTAAAGATCTCAACCGCTTGGGAGCTTAAAGGCACTTCCCTTGCACGACCATTTTTTGTAAGGTCTAAAATTAAATAGTTTTTACTCAATCTAATTTTTTCCCACTTCAGATTGCAAATTTCTGAAAGTCTCATTCCAGTTTGTAAAGCGATTAAAAAGATATAGCGCATCTCAGTAGATAAGAAAGGTAATAAAATTTCTATTTCTTCATCACTAATTACACGTTCTCGATGCGGTGATTCTGAAGGGAACTTGATTTCACGTAGAGGGTTCACTGATAGCCATCGCTTGACCTCAATGCACCAAGTAAAAAAAGCTGACAGCAAAATAAACTCACGCCTAATCGTGGCACCTTTAACATTTAAAAGCCTTTGCTCACGCCATTCTGTTAAGAAGTCTTTATTAACTTGAATGAGCGGCTGATCTACATACATGGCTTTTAATAAAAAGTTTATTTTTCTTCGTTCTTTTTCATAGCCACGTTTATTAATAGAGACAGTATCACGGTACTCAATTAAGGCATCTTTAAATATAATATGGTCGAAAATCTCTAACTTTTCATTCTTTAATCTTACTTCTGTTTCTTGCGCCCACTTCTTTGCATCGCGCAAAGTATCAAATGTTTTTGATTTAGCCGGATGCGGCTTAATTCTAACGGTAGCTGTCACTCTACCATTGCGTTTTTGAAAGGTCGCCATTGTTTAAAATCTTGCTGCACTTTTGTTGCACTTGATTTTAAATTCTATGCAAATTGAATTGCAAGCAAATTAAATATAATTTATAAGTCATTGTTTTTTATAATTATTAAACAAATGAAATTTGATTAAATTTAATAAAAAGCGCTCCAAAAGGAGCG